TTATATCTGCGATGCAAAAACCCCATTATATACAACTGCTGTAAACATACAGGAAGAAGTTAACAAAAGACCATAGGCACCAATCCGCATAAACGTATCCTCCTTTTTCATTGCATCAAAAGCGAAATATATAGACAAAAGCACAAAAACAACAGAAAGAAAATAAAACATAATAAACCTTAGATTTAATTTAAAAGTGAAACATTAGCAACTGCGTTTTGCTCTTCAATCTTATTAATAAGCTTCTCAGGCTCGCAATAAACGTAATTACTTCCAATATCGGAACGTAATTCAACAAGACAAGGCTTTTTATAAAAGACCTTGTAGCCCATATCAATTAAAGATTCTGAATTAACAGAAAAAGCTTCATCATGAACATATATTGTAAAAACATAATCGCGTGAAACTTGATGGTTACCATGTGTAACAGTCGTTATACCATTGATATAAATAAAACTAGCTGAATAAGGCAGATTTACAAAGTTATTGCTCGTAATAATAGACGAAACATTAGCATCACGAAAAGAAACATCATCAATTGTCGGCATACCTTGAGCACGATTTCTAGCGCCTTTTTGACTAGTTTTTTTAGGTGTTTGACTAGCTTTCGAATGCGGTTGTATTTGAGTAGTCTTCGAGTTGTTTGGCGATACAGAAACCTTGTCGCTATCACCATCGAAGAAAAAGAAAACCATATAAAATATATAACATAATATAAGGGCGAGACCAGCAACCAACTTAAAAGTAAAAGGCGACTGACCAGCGCCTGACTTAGTATTTTTTCCTGTTGCTGTGGACTTATATAATTTGAAAACATCGAGCGGCACCTTCTTAAAATAAACAATATCATTCTTACCAACAGTTAAGCCGTTGCTCTTGGGTAAATGCTCCAAGATTCTTGGTCGTCGCTTATAGTAAGGAATTGGAATAGCATCTTTTGAACTATGACAATATGCAACTTCACAAACAGAACGAACAAAGCTTGAAACCTCTTTAATGTCAGGCGTTGCGATTAAAATGTCCCAATTGTAATGTCTGTGACGCATAAAACATTCACGCAAAGTGCGCGGATATCTAAGATATTTTCTATCATCAAATAAAGAATTTCCTATATCATCAAGGTAATCATTAACATCAATATTATGTTGAATTTGTCGCTGTTCACGATGATATATGTTTACAAAATCATCTGATAACTGCTCATCAAAACGCCCTTCTGAAACATAATCATAATCAGCCGCTTTGAAAGATTTATCATTTGGATAAACGTCTTGTATTTCATCAATAAAAATCAAAGCGCCAATTGGCAACCAATGAAAAAAGTTTCTGATTAAAAGCATGCCCTCATCAGAGCCAATACTAATTCTTAATAAACGAGCTGATTCTGGAAAGACTTCTTTAAGTTCCATTTGCATTTGGTCAATAGTGCAAATGCCTTGTAAATTAGTGACAACCACCCTACCAGCGCGCAAAGCTGGCAAGATTTCAAACCACATTGCTGTAGATGATTTATAAGAACCAGGGGGACCGTGAAATATTTTAGTAGCCATGTATCACCGAAAATAGAAAAGCGTTATAAACGAAAGGATTATCAAGAAAGATAAACGAGCAGAATAATATAAAAATTTGTAAGGTTGTCTCATAATCAAGAACCCGAATAAACTAGTCGAGTTATCCAAGCTTCAACTACTAACGTTAAAGACTCAAAGAACCTGACATCAACGGCCAGTTGTTTCATGTCCTGCGGTAGTGAAGAAATAGCAGTATTAACAGCACTCGATATATCTATTAAATCAAGAAAGAGGATCGCCACTTCATGCGCAAAAACTAACCCTTGATACATAAAATAAAACTTCATCTTTAAGGCCCAAGCCGTTAACCAGACAAAAAAATCAACAATCAAACTTGGGATGTAATTAAAAATAAAAGCATAAATTGTATATAGGAAGTCAGTAACAAACTTAACCATTCCCATTAGGCCAGTGACCTCTTGTTCGACTGGTATAGGTAGGGCTGCAAAAGTCGAAAAAGGCAGAATTAAAAACAAAGCAAATAATAAATATTTCATAATTTAATACCTGAAAGAACGATAGTTAGAGCAAGCAGAACAGCAAAGAAATAAACAATATTAGCGAGACCGCCAAAATGTTCAGCAAAGCGACCGATTGAAACGTCATGGGAACCCCAAGTGCCAATGTCTAAAGCTCTTGATTGATAACCTGACGATGTAGTATTAAAGGAAAACTTCTCTTTAACTAATGCGGTAAAAACAGAATTTTCTAGTTTGATTTCTTCTTGTATTGCCAAAATTTCAGCGTTTACTTCAGAAATTTGAGTTTCACTGAATAAATTATCATAAGCATTGAAAGCGCTAGAATTAGCCTCTATTGATTGTGGAGTTTTTAAAAACCCCGTTGAAGTCTCTATTGCAGAAACTACCGCGTCAGTATCTACATTTTCACCATCTGCACCATTAAAACCATTTAAACCATCAATACCATTTGAACCATTAACCCCATCAGCCCCATCAAGACCAGCAGCCCCCACTAAACCATCTTTACCATCAGTTCCATTTGTACCATCGGTTCCGTTTGTACCATCAACACCATCTGAACCATCAGTTCCGTTTGTACCGTCAATTCCATCAACGGGAGGAGTAGAGTTAATTTGTTGAACATTTTGTGCAAGTATAGCAATAGCGGATTCATTAGTTTTAACATCTGCATCAATAAGCGCTTGACCACTTTCTAGAACTAAGTCTTTTTGAAATAAAGTAAATAAATCCTCTTGAGCCGTACCAATTTCATTATCTTGTTTTAAATCGTTTGTCTCTATTACATTTAAACGATTAATATTTAATAAATCTATACGTTGTAAATCATCTAAAACAGCTTGGTCAACTTCTCCACGCTCACCCTTTGCCCCCGTTGCTCCGATTAATCCTTGTGAACCATCTTGACCATTTAAACCATTTTGACCATTAATTCCGTCTATGCCATTTGAACCATTAGTACCATCAGTTCCATTAGTACCATTTGTTCCATCAGTTCCATCAGTTCCATTAGCTCCATCTGCACCCGTTAAACCAATTTCACCATCAGCCCCATCTGTACCATCAGTTCCATTTGTTCCATCTTTACCATCAGTTCCAATAACGCCATCAATTCCATCTAAGCCATTGGCACCATCAGCCCCAGTCGCCCCAGTAGAGCCAGTCGCACCCATAGCAATAACATTATAATTATCAGATTGCCCTATACCTCCTTCAAGATTTCCCTCACTTACAATAGTGGTACACGTTCTAGACCAGCTAGAGGGGTTTGAATAGTCAAATTGAGCTAAAAATTGACATTGAGAAGCTGCTAGTTCAAAGCATGAGCTACGAGAAGCACACTCAAGACCACACTGTAGAGACGAAGTGCTTGCATAACAATCATCTGAATATGTAAAAATTATTTGATAGTCTGAAGTATTAGCGGTGTAATCTGTGGCGTATTCCATAATCACAGATACACGAGAAGGGTTTGTATAAGTTATTATCCTATAATCACCAGTTGGCGCGTAAGGATGACCACCATTTTCAAATGGTTTATGTTGATCTAAACAACTTACTAAATCACTACAACTAGATGGTGTATATGGTATTTTTGAAGTCTTAGCAGAATAAGAAAAATCAGCGTAGGAATTAAAACTAAAAAAGGAAATAACCAGTAATAAAATAAACTTGTACATAATTAATCCGAGCTAAAAAAGAAAGTAAAAAAAAGGGCTATGAAGCCCTTATTCCGCTTGTAAAACCTTCTACCATTGCGTAGTAGAGGCAACAGGCTAAAAAGATGGAAATTACCACCTAATTATCGACCGAACCAACCAAGCATACGACCAACACCAAAACCAATAATGGCTAGCGCAATAACCGCACCAATTACAGCTAACATGTTAGCGTTTCCATCAGTCGCAGCAGTACCAATCTGTGCGGTGTAATCTTCAGCTTGAGCAACGAAAGAAGAACCACCGATTAAAGCAACACCAGCACCCATTTTAGCTTTTGAACTTTTTAATAAATTTCCGATTTTCATAGTAATACCTTATTTTATTTACCTAACCAGCGAACAACACGTCCGCCATAATGTGAAGTTAAAAAAGCCATAATTAGACCTAATTCAACTATTGCAAATACTTCTACATCAAACGCAAAAAGCGTGACAAGAAGTTCTTCCAATCCTGCTAAAGAGCTAGAGCGCTCTTGTAAAACTGCGTACTCAACACTTGTTAATAAAACAGTGTCCAAACATTCAACATCACTATTTAAAGTGTAAGTCTGGATAGTGCTGCCGTTAGACTCCCAAGAGGAACCAGCAACACCACATTGAGCAGCTTTTGAATCGTAAGACATAAAAACAACAAGGATCAAAAACATCAAAACAGCGTATTTTTTGTTAGTTACTCGTGCTTCTGTAATTGAGTAATGAGAATTAAAAAATTCGTCTCTGTCAGCTTCTTGAATTGAGTCTTGTTTATATGTCATTTTTTTCTAAGACTTTATTAATTCAAAACCCGAAACAATATTTCGTGCTGGGTTTTCTGGATCAGCTTCTAACAATAGAAATACTTGCGTGTTAAAAGGACAATTAGTTTTAAAATGTTGATAAAGACCGGCATCGTAAGCCATAGAAACTTCTTTAACTTCATAGCCACATTTTTGTATATTGTGCTGGTCATTTAAGAAATCAGACGCAGGGTTTAAATAAGCCACTGTTGAGAATTTATAAGGTTTAGGCTGACCACTTTTTGAACTTGTACCAGCACCCATGGCAACAGATAAAACGATTACTTTTAATTTAGACATTTCTATATTCCTTTCTTTTAGGTTGTTTGAATTTGTTGTAAATGATTTTCGACTAATGCTTGTTGTTCTAAAAATTGCTGTTCATTTATGGGTATTGTTAGCCGCTTGGGAAAAGCTTCCTTGCTGTATGGGTTAACAATGCCGTTAAGAAATTTATCGATGATTTGTACGTCACTCATATCACACAGAACGCGCATCATATTGATAGCTTTACGCGTACTAATAACTTGATTTTCAATAATGCGTTCAACTGTCATACGTACTTTTTTTATCGTTGTTTTAATGACATTTTGTTCTTCATTTAAAAACGATAATGCAGGATAAGCACCCGCTAAATATTCACTGGGTTTTATAATGGTATCGAGTGGAATAACGCGTTGTGAGGAATGAAGTTCTAATTCCCAGCGCACCCATTTGTCTTTTGGGTCACCCATCTGAATGCCTTTTTCATAGACACGTAATAACTTGCCTGATGCACGTGAGCCAACATATAAAGAACGCCCCTTATCAGGGACAAAACGGTATTCTGTTTTTAGTTCACTTTTCATTTTTTTAGTTAGGTGACCAGACTCAATATACATATAAGAAGCAGGACGACCGCCAGAATTAAACCCACCTTTTTTAGCGTATTTTCGAGCAACATTGACAGAGCGAGTACCTGAAAAATCGTCATGCGCTAAATCAATTCGAGTGATTTTTATTTCTGGGATATTTTTAATTTCTTGATACAGGCGCGGTAAATCTAAAGCATCACAACCAAGCCCCATAAATGAGAGATAACAACCAAGGTTTTTACCACCCCACGCAATTATCCCAGCATGGTCACCGTCAGCATAAAGGTTGGCTGAATATTGATAATTAAAACGGCCTGATGGATTATTGACTACCGTCCACATATAAGTTTCAGACGTAAAAACATGGTTTAAACGACAAACCATTCTTTCAGCTTCACCGCAGCAAAGCGTATCTAGTAAATCTATGCCGATATTATCTAAAAGGTTATTGAGTCGGTCACCATAATGTGTCGAAGTATCGACTTCAAATTCACCTTTTAGCATGTCGCGTAATTCGTATCTCGCGGCAACTTCATTCGATGTTAAGTATGATGTTTTAAGGGAAATGTCTTTGTGTCTTCGGTTATTGAATTCACGTGTTATTTCAGTGCATGAAGATTTATAGCGATTCAGAACGTCGTTATAACCGTTCGAATCAAAAGCCGTAACATTAAGTAAGTCTCTATCTTTTTGAGTTTTTAAAGTTTCTAAGTGCCTAATTAATGCTACGTTTTTTGAACTGGTAATGACTTCGCCTTTAATCGAAGCGCCTATTCTTGCTAAGTCTTTAATGCGTAATAGTTCTAAAGGTGACCAAGTCAGCGATAACGCATCGACTTTACAAGGAATAGAGGTTGATTTATTGGTCATCAAAAGCCCCTAAGTCATAAAGGGTTTGATAATTATCTTCTGTAACCTCAACTAGATTAAAGTCTGTGCCATAGATAGGTTGTAAAAATGCGATAAGAGACATTAAATTCGAAAAATGATGCACTTGGCCTTGATGCTGTATTGCAACATCGCCCCATGCTTCATTTTGAAAATAGATGTCTTTAGTCAT